AATTGCAATTTTACTGCAGCACTTAGCGCAGTAGCCATATGTTGCAATCCACTTTCATTAACACTTTCTAAATGCTCTTTACATTTTTTACTAAACATTATNTTATCTTTCTTTTGTCATGTTTGCAGCACTAAAACCGCTGCGATTAACTAATTTACTATCGCCCTGNCCAATAACGTAGCCTTCACCACCTCGCTGTCCATTCGTATATGCCTCTACATCTGCATCACTTGCATCTAATTGTGCAATTATATCATTTTTTACTTTCATAATGCCCATTATTACTGTAAATAATGCCTTCATTCCTTCAGCATTGTTATTTACATGATTGTTCATTCTATCTTTCATCTGTTCAGACATTTTAGCAGTTGCTATCCATTTTGACCAGTCACCTGTTAAGTTATCTAACTTACGTGCTTTTGTCATATTATTTACATATGTATAAAGTGCATTTTTGAAACTTGATAACTTGTTTGATTTTAAAAAATTATCATCTAACAACATATCTATTTTATTGGCACTAGAATTTGCAATGCTTGCTACTTTGTCTAAATCATCTGCTTTTACCCTTGGGCCCTTTGTGAGTGTCACTGGTGGCATAATAAGAAGATTACCTGAGTTTAACTCTGATATATCTACTTTACTTTTTGTTCCATCAAGTTCAATCTTAGCATGTAACACTACACCTGATTGACTTTTTGATATTTGTTTACCAATATCACTATTACTACGAACACGATACGTTACCGTATTTGGTGTGAAAACGAAATACCCATCTTCCACACTTGGTTTTGTAAAATATAATAAGTCACCATGCACATAACCTCTAAAGTTTTCTGGCGTTGCTGCTTCATATATATCCCATATATTTGTCATCTGTTTTACAAATGCCTTGCGGTTAGCATCCGGTGCTTCTTTGCCGCGTCTTAAAAACATTGATGCCATGTCATTTTTACTTGTTACTTTTCCATCATATCCTTTTGCACCAAAGCCACTCTTGTCTGTTAATACAAATTCACCATTCTCATTGCGACCAAAGATCACCGCAGGCGAACCATCCCATTTAACAGTAACATTTTCAGGAGATTTCTCTAAATTCTTTAATGTTTCAATCGACTTTGCAACACCTTTTGAACCATGCCAAATAGCAAAGTCTTCAACGTGTTGAATACGTGCATCTGATTCACGTAATGGAGATTTAGCCTCTTCACTTAACTCAGTTGGAACACCAGCATTTTGTATACTTGGATTATCTTTATAATTTTTAAAAATATCTGCGGCTATATTAGGAGGATAATTCTTTTTAATTGCAGCGTATAACGTTTCAAAACTATACAAATCATCAACACTATCTAATTTTAGTATCTTTGCCCAGTCTTTAGGACTTTTGAATGGTCCATTAATAACTTCATTCTTATTTGCTTTTGTATATCCCAATCCATTTTTCTTTTTAACTGGTCTGCGTACTACACGCACCATGCCGTCTGTAGGAGANAACATCCAACGTTCTAGTTCTAGAGGTCTACCATCACTAGTTTTATCATTACTTGCCACAACATCTAACACACCGGCAATAGATGCTATCATAATATTACGATGAACGCCTTTGTAATTACTGTGTTTGCCGTCCTTACTCATTGATTTTGAATGAGGCGAATGGTAATAGTTCTTCATAAACTCTACATCACCCGGCATAAAGTCAATTTGTACTTTACCTGTGCGCTCTATATCGTCTGCTTGTTTCTTTGGATCGTAACCTACGATATCTGCACTAGTGATAAACACACTTGTCTTTCTTATAAAGTTAAGACCCTGTGTTTGTTCTAGTTGAAATTCGTCTTGTTGGTCTTTGTCTAACTGTACTGCGATATCAATATCACCACTAAACTCTTTTTTACCTACAGAACCTAGTGCATTTTTTAGTAGAGAAATACCAAGTTGCTTTTCAAGTCTTTGTAGTGTAGGAGCAATCTCACTGTGATGAATTGCACCAACGCCCGGTGCTGATCCACTCTCTGATACTTGCTCACCATCAAGTAAATTCTTCATACGATTATGTAGACCCACTTGTTTTAAGCGTGGTTTTCTTGGACCTCGGAATCGGCGTTCAATTCCCTGATTTAAAATTATATCTGATATCTTCATTTCTTATCCCCAAATGGATTTTCACCAGTTAGTTGTGGTCTTGCAAACCATAACTTAAACCACTCATCCGTTCCAGGTTGTATATTATTCTTTTTCTGATACTCACCTTTTTCTTGGCCAGTATGTGAGATATTCTCCTGATGTTGTGATACATCATAAGGCTTATATATACCTGCTAGAACCTTTAGTTGGTGTAACTGTTGTTCAAAATCCATTATTTGTCTACACTATTCATGCCTCGCTTAAATTTACGCGGGTCTTTTGTGCGGATACTATTAACTAAACGTTTTTGTAAATCATTTGCAGTATCTTCATCAAAATTATTTTCAATGAATTCCATTAAATGTATTGCACCTGCAATAAGGTGTTCGCCCTTTTGTTCAACCAGACGTTTATTATCTTTATCATAAGACATGCTGTTTAGTTCTTCAAATAGACTTTTACGTTTCATAACAATTCTCCGTTAAGTGTATTTATCAAGTTTCATCAAAAGCGGAACGACTTTTAGTTTTAAGCATTGCTCTAAGTGAACTTGCAGCCTGTGTCTTTTCAAATACGGGGGTATCATCATCTGATTTGTTTAGAGTAGTTTTCTTTCTAAGTTGGTCAACAACACTAGAAGAAACGTTGGTTGATGATGGTGTGCCGGCGCCATTACTATTTTGGTCTGGATCATCTGTAATGCGCAAACTATCTCTATCAAATAATAAACTTACTTTACTACCAACACCAGAAGATGATCGTGTTTTTAACAATTGAAGTTGGTATTGACCTCTCTCACGCATTGCATTAGATGTGAAGATACCTATAACGTTATCTGCAGTTTGAATTTTACTAATGCCACCAGCAATATGAGAGTGATCAAATTCAATTTCTTCAACTGCACTACGATTTAATTGTGATGCAGTCACCGTAACNGTTTGCGTTTCCATAGAAAAGTTGCGCATTTCTTCTGTGACATACTTGTCTTTGGTAAAGGTATCACCTGCTTGGACTTTTTTAGTTGCGGGCATTAACAAATCTAGATAGTCAATACACATGCAATCTACTGTTTTTCCAGTTTGTATCTGAAGTTCTTTCAAGTAAGACCGTAGATCATTGATTGTTGAACCACTCGGAAGATACTTTATACGTAGCATACCGGACTGTTTGCCTTTCGCTTTAACTTGTAGTTCAACATCGTCTAGGTCTTTAAAAATGCGTCTAGTACTGCGGTCCGTCTGCATTGCATACATACGCATACTTGAAAGTTCCTCGGATAACTCCAATGTGAAGTAGACACAATTCAACCCAGCCTCCGCCCAATTCAGGCTCATATTTTGCATAAAAAGGGATTTACCTGCCCCGGAGCCGCCTGCAAAAATCGTAATCTCCCCACGATTAATGCCACCATATAACTTATCATCAAGAGATTTCCAACCAGTCGTAATCTGACCATTATTGTCTTTCATCCGTTCAAGCACACCTCTAGGATCAGCAAAATAATCTGTTCCTAAACTACGTGCCAGTCCAATTTGAACAGCCTCTTTAATTCTAAGTTCTACTTCACCGTATTTGCCAGTCTCAAGTAAATCTGTGCTATCGATAATAGCCTTCTCAATAGCCTTGTGCCGGCAAAATGTCTCAAACTCATCCACAAACCATTCTTCGTGCTGGGTTATGTTGTCCAACTTCTCAATGTCTTGCCCCGTTTCTGCCTTAATAATTGCAGTATCTGGCAGTGTAGAATAATCTTCACTATAATCAATAAGTTGTTTGACCACAGGACGAACACTGCGGTCAAAATATTCAGGCTTAATAATCCCTCTGATCCTAGTATATAGTTCAGGATTAGTCACCATGAATTGAATGAATAATTTCTGTAAGTCTGTGCTATAATTTTTTACTTCTGACATTTGTATAGTATATCATTTCTATGTGTAAAGGTCAACACTTTTAATCAAACAGTGCTGGATTTAAATTGTTTTCTTCTTTCTTGCGTAATCTATCTCTCTTCCATCCTTCGCGCTGCTTTTCTCGTTTTGCCAGTTCTTCTGCAGATGGCGAAATAGGATCCGGGTCAGGTGATACTTCTACTTCATCAAGTGTTGGTAAGAAAGCATCATATGCGTTTTTATTCATTTCAAACCCAACAAATTTTCTACCATATCGCAATGCAGTTCTAGGCGTAGTAAAGCCACCACAAAATGGATCCATTACTACATCACCACGATTACTACTATATAGTATAAACTTCTCAATCCAATCTTCATTCAGTTGGTTCTTGTTTTTAATTTGTCCAGGTTTATGACTACGCGGCATTGTCTGTACTGTCAATCGGTCATGATAACTATCTTTACTATCAGTGTAATAAGCATTGGTATTAAATGTACGCTTTTGCTTGCTTGTTTCTGGCTTTGACCAAAACAAAACATGATAGTGACTACTTACAAATTTGTTTTTTGTTGATACACCAAAACTATATTGTGCAATAATATGATTAATTTCTTTTAAGTCAGTTGAGTGCAATGCATTAAGTATATGATGCAAATTTGTATAACCACTGACAATATATATGCTACCGCCCGGTCGTAAAACCCGTGCACATTCTGTGATCCATTGCTTAGAAAAATCACCATATGTTTCTAATGGAACTTCTACATAGCCAGGAACTACATTGCCTTCGTCACGATTATAATGTGTGTCAAGTTTATCACCCTCAATACCATAAGGAGGATCAGTAAATATCAAATCTACTGTTCCATCTTCTATATGTTCACTGATGCCACTAGTGCAATCTTGATTATAAACTGTATGATTCATTTACTCTCCTTAATATTTGACAATTATACTATAAATCAAATAAAATATCAAGCATTTTCTATACTTTGTTTCACCGATTCAATTACCGCACGTTGTGCTTTACGTTTTTCATCTTTGTAATTAACTTCAACTAGTTGCGTATTTGAAATTTCTTCTGGTCGAAAAATAAACTCTAGTGCATCAAATGGAATATGTGCTTCTATGCCGTCAGATACTCCAACCAAATATGGTTTAACATCTTCAGCACTGATGATTGCAATTGCATTCTGTTGTCCAAGCATATAAAAATCAGCAGGGTTTTCAATNGTAGTGCCTTTGTTTTCNCCTAAACTATTTTTTAATTTTACTTTNACTGTCTTTTTTTGNTTGTTACGTTTGGTAAACATACCGTCAGTCATATATTTAAATTCGATATCTAAATTTTCTACGATATCTCTATGGTCCCTACCGATATCATCAACCCAAACTAATCTTCCATCTGNTGCTGCTTCAACTGTTTGTTCGATTATATCTGCCTTATCAAATCTATCTTTNCGGTCATTCAGTTGTGATCCTAAACTATATACAACAGAACTATATACTTGCGAATTAATTATTGATTTCAATTGAGTAGCATACGTAGAAGTTTTCATTAAAGTGTTTCCTAATATTTCAAAATGTCCCCAATAGTCTTCTGGTTCTACTTGAGTTTCGTCAATGTCATTAAAGATATCCAACAAATCGGCTCTCTGTTTGTTTAACTTATACATTCTTTATATAATGATTCGTATTGTTTGTCAAGCAAAAAGAGCGCCGAAGCGCCCTTTTATTTTCCTCTACCAAATCTGTTTGCTGGTCTATAAAAAATCTTTTGATTATGAAATCTTCCTAGCAAATCACGAATTTCTTTCAACTCTTCTGCTAGTTTATCATCATGTTCTTCCATTAAACGTTTTGCCCTTCTGGAAACTTTTGCACTTAGTGCGTTTTCTATAATTTCTAAATCCCTAACTGATAACTTAAAATTTTCATTTGGTTTCATAGTCCTAATCTCCACATCCAAATCGGTATAACAACTACATGTAATACAACACACAAGACAAGCATTAATATAATATAACTATTTTATAATTGCCTCTATCGCCGTGCATTACGTTCTGTTTCCTCGCAGAGCAAAATACATGCCGCCTACCCAAAGCAATACGTGAAAGTTGTCATAAAGCACTACATCCCAGAAACTTTCTGGTTCGCCTGTCCATATAACACCTGTCATAATACTGGCAATAGTAATACCACTGAAACGTGTAATAACATCACCAAACTCTTTTAGTCGTTTTACATAGTCTGATAGGCCGCCGACTAATAATCCTGCGGCGGCTCCAAGTTCTCCTAGTACAACAAACGACCAAACTAATAGTGTAAGTTCTACTGGCGAGTCTTCGATATTGATTGGCCACTTGTTCATTCCTTGCTGAAAAAATACAACAATAAGTGGAATACGAAGTAGCCAATGAGTCATACAAAACTCTGGGATTTTGTTTACAAAGTTTCTAAACATAACTTATAACTCTGCTAACAATGCCTTTAGTTTTTTCTTTGACTTGCCTTTTACTTTGGCGTTAGATACGTCATTGTCTCCGTCACCTACAACAACAATAGCAATCATGCCCATTGACTTGTGTGGTGAACACTGATATACATAGACTCCTGGTGTATCAAATGTAATTTCAACTTCTTTGTTGAGTTTTGATTTACGTGGTGCTTTCCAACCATCTGGACCCGCAATGAATTCTACATTGTGTCCGTTTGATGTTGGTACCCAAGTAATTGTATCACCTGCGTCAATGCGTGTGATATCTTCTGAGTATACCATCTTTGCGCCATCATCGCGCTTATTTAACATTTCTACTGTTGTATCTTCTGCATATGCATTAGTAGAAAATAGTGCCACGACTGCTGCAACGATTAAATTCTTCATTTTTTCTTTCCTTTACATTATAATAATACTTATTAATAATATAGTGTATAATTATCAAAATTCAAGTAAAACACATGCGATAAAATGTAGCATTAACATATTTTAATATGTTTGAATAATTTTATCAGCAATTCCATGTTTAATTGCTTCTTCCGGTGTTAACCACATATCACTTTCTGGAAGCAAGTTTTTACGAATATAACTTTCTGTTTTGCCTGTACATTTTTTATAATGGTCAAGCATACGTTCTGTTGATAATTCGAACTCTTTAACGATTGACATTAGTTCGTGTTCTTTGCCTTTCGACCCCCAACTATATTGATGTGACATTACACTAGTATTCTGTGTTAGATACCTATGGCCTTTTTCGCCTGCCATCATCAGTAGAACACCGCAACTCGCAATCATACCCATTCCATATGTATATACTGGAATTGAACTTTGTTTGATTGTATCAATTAGATGTAGTGCGCTATTTACTGCGCCACCGGGAGAATTAATATAAAGATGAATTACCTCAGGTTTTTGGCCTGCGGGCATCATATTATATTCCATAATCATTTTGACTAATGGCATACAATTTTCTTGATTGAATTCCTTATCCATGAATAAAACGCCGTTATCGTATAGTATTTCACCTGGCTTTTTTGGTTGCTCCGGAGGCTGCGGCATCTGCATTTGAGGTGGNGTCGGTTGCTCTTTCGGCGATGGAATTACTTTTGTTTCTACTGCTGGTTTCTTCTCTGGTGTCTTTTTAGTTGTTTTCTTTTTGACTGGATTCTTTGCCATGTATTTGTATTTCCTATATTATCCTAAACGCATTTTTACGTTAATTTTGGTACTATTACTTATCTTACTATCAATTATACTCTTTAGAGTATATAACTTACCATATTTATTCACTGCATCAGCAGCATCTTTTATATCATCTTCCCATCTTGGGAAACTAACACTCCAACCGTTTTCAATAGCCTGTTTAATTAATTTTTCGCCAGCCTTATCTCTGTCAGGGCTTAATATGATGTCACCTTTAAATAAGTTAATATAGTCTATTTGTTCTTTACTTGCCTCATTACTCATTATAGCAACACCATCTAATGCTGCTGCATCAAACACTCCTTCTGTTACTATTAAATACTTTCGTCTACTCTTAATAACATCAATATTATAGATGAAGTCTTTGGGTGTCTTCATCATATATTTTGAATCTGCTTTACCAGTATAGTCTCTGCCAGTATACCCTACTATACGTTCACCTTGATAGTATGGAATTATGACACGCTGTCTGAATACTGGATGTGGGCTCCAGTATATATTACTTAAATGATCATATAGTCCACGATCTATCAAGTATTTAGCACCTAAAATTGCTCTTTTATCGGGTGCATCAATTTGTAGCACATCATCTAGCAGTACACTACCTTCAGGGAGTTCACACTCTTTGAATTTAGGTATGACTGTGTTAGACTTTTCACTAGCAAATATCATTGGTCCTTCTGCTAATTCTTTATCTCTGATTGCTTGTAATTGGATACGTTTAATATCGCTATCTGAGATTCCTAAATTACGCATTAATAAAATCATTTTTTTGTTAATGACTCTACCTGATTTATGAGATGCAGTGAACCCACAGTTAAAACAATGATAAGATATACTATCTACATCATTTCTAATACCACCACGCAATCTAGTATCATTTCTTGCTTCGCCATTGTCTATGCAACAAGGACAATTAAATGATAACCAGCCACCACTACTGGGACGCTGAGGTCTAGGCAGACTCGAATATATGACTTCCTGTAGATTCATAAGTTTATAATAAACTATAATACAATAATTGTCAAGTATTATTTAAAATTTAAATCCACTTTGAAATTCTACGACCGCCCATTGGATATACTCCAAATCTAGCACCTTTAATACCAAAGTTATTTCTATCTTTTGAGTATCTTACCATTAATACTGGTTCAAATTCGCCTTCAAGTCTTTCTTTATTTGCATGAGATGAACCAGTTGCAACAAGTTTATTACCATCAAATTTTGGTTCGCCCTGTAATACCAAATCAACATTTTGCGGTCCCGTGTCACCGCCCCATCCTATACCATAAATTGCAATGCCTCGTAGTCTACCATCTGTTAGTTTTCTAGCAAATGTTGCGCCTTTAATCATTTGTCCATCAGGTGATATATCTCTAACTGCCTGTACAAATGAATCTATTTCTTCTTTAATACTTGGTATACGTTTATAAACAACNGCAAGTTCTTTATCTGAAACTCCGCCCCATTGTCCAAAGTCTTTTGCTTTAGAACCTTTTTTATGTGAAACCCAAGCAACTGCATTGCCACTTGCGTCAACTGCATGAAAATCTGATTTAGGAGTACCTGGAGTAGAAACAAACTTGGCGACCGATACAGTTCTATTGCCAATGACAAGATCAATTTCTGCATTGTCTTGTTTCATCTGTTCTAGCATTTTATTTATTGTTCCAAGTGCAGCATCTTCATCACGTGTAGAGAACCCTGCGCCTTTGCCACCAAACTCACCAGTTTTTTCTAAACCTGAAAGTCTAACTGTACGCCCATCCTCTAGTTCAAATGTATCAGGAATAATACCATTTTTAAGATTATCTATAACTTCAGAATTCTTTTTAATCACAACCGATGGCTCGCTTTGCCCAGAAAGAACAAAAGGCTGACCTTTTTCAATCTTAGAAATCAATGTTTGTAATCTATTAGGATTATCTTTTAAGTTTCCTTTTACAAGAGGTCCTTCGTATAGTTCACTATATTTCATTTGTATCTCTCTTTTAATTTCTCAACATTACTTTTGATATAGAACCGCTCGTTGCAGTATATGAAATTCTTATCCAATTTACATTAGCATTTACCATATATGCTTGAACACCGGTTTCATTATTGACTATAATATTTTTGTCATAAAATAGATTAGGAGTAAGATCGAACCAATCTGTATCATTCATCGATGGCTGAATTGAAAGATCGCCTTGAACATTCACTATTCCTGTCATACCATCAAAATATAATGCGATTGTATGTAGTGATTTAGATTTGATAGTGTTTCCACTTCCATCAAATGTAGTAGTTGTAAAGGTTGTGACTTCTTCGCCATTTACAGTTTTAGTAGTAGGAAAAAATGTGGTCGTTTCTTGTGAATCTTCAAATTGTGGATAAATGTCATCGATTATTTCTATTGTGCCTTTAGCATTGTCATATGTATCAGTGTAAATAATTTGCTCGACACCATTTTCTACAGTATACATTGCAAACTGATAGAAGCCTTCTGGTAGCATAATAGTATCAGCAGTAGTAATAACGAGTGATGCCATCCCTTTAGTTGCATTTGTAATGTCCAAATATCTGAATAAAACATTCTCACGACTTTCTCTGTCATACATTTTCCAGATAATAGTTTTCCCACTCAAATCAATTGATTTTCTATCAGTGTCTTTTATCTTAAATCTAAGAGTATTATCAATACCCTTGTGTAATTTGTGGTGTCCATCATACATTGGCATATTCCCTAGGTAGGTTGTCGCAGCAGATGTGCCAGTTTCATCTAAGCACACTACTTCTATTTCTCTGTTATACTGCAATACATTAAAGTTAATCATACTTGTATTTATCTCCCAGGACACCTAATTTAAATCATATAAATATANTTATGGATGATAAAAAAATAAAATGGATACAGGAAAATTACCCGTTTTTCTCATGTGTTCGTTATGGAAAAAAAGAATTTAACGAATATTTAGGTATTGTTATCAATACTGACAATATAATTACTTCTATATATAATTGGGAGTCAATACCAACGCCAGAATTAAGGAAACAATTCATAGAATTGGGAGAACAATGGTGGTGGGAATCCAATAGATTAATCCCCATCAATCTATTTTTAGGATCACAGATAAAACCCTATAGGAATTGGATTTTGAATATGAACTCAAAAGACGTACAAATTATGTGGGGACCAGAAACAAGTTTAAATAATATTGTNCAAAAAAGAATTAAACGACGGTCGATTCAACTTGTTCGCAAATTAGATTAAGTTGCACNACAATACTNACNGCATANGCAATTGCGTGTGCCTTTTTAAAGTAATAACTATTATCTACTGGCTTCGTCCATACATTTGCTTTAATAACATCTATACTTTCATTTAACAGATATCTTTTTGCAGGACGGATTATAGCAAGTACTTCTGCCAATTCTATAACACNCTGTGGTTTTAATACTCGCAAAACGTCTATATGATTATGCACATGTGCAAGTTGTTCAACAATTTCGGAGTGTTCTAATAACTCCCACATTGGTTCTTTGTTTGTTAATTCAGATAGATGTGCATCATCACGTACACCATTATATAAACTATTATTCAGAAAATCTAATTTGAAGTATCCACGTTCTTCTGCTTCTTTGTATTCTATACTTGCTAGATTGCTTACCGGATCATATGGTATCTCAGATACATATACACCACTATTATGTTTTGAATAAATGCTATTCTTTTTAATACTTGCGGGTATATGCTTAATTAAACTGAGAATTTCATCTCTGTCTAAAATATCAATATCAATATCTGTTTGATTTTTCATTACCAAATACCCAATGTTCTTCCATTACCTGCTATTATAGCACAACACGTAATAATATGCAAGACAATCCAGAAGGTTCTGAACAATAAAGCACGTTTAACATCTGCTTGTGTAATAGGGAGAAATTCAGGCTTATCATCATCAGTGATGCCTATTGGCATACCGACTGTTCTTGCCCACATTTTTAAAAATCGTCTTTGTCCACTCATTTCCATACCATTATAAACATAGCAGCATCGTCGTCCAATTCGAAGTATAGGGACCCTCTATGCGCCACGTAGGACCCCTCACAGGTATCATTACACCAATCTATTAATTCTGTTAATACTCCTGATCCGGGAACCATTTCATTCGTAAATTTAATATTTTCTTTAGATACACTCGTCCACTTTAAAAATTCTTTATTTTCAAAGTCTGAGAAAAACTTCCGACGGTTACGTGCCTTACCTTCAATCTTACGAAGCCTATCAAGTAAATCACGTGTTTTATGATTTCGTTTAATAAGAGAAGTCATCAACGGTGGTTATCCTCTTCATCTTCATCTGCATCATTACCATATAACAATGCCTCAGCAGCACGATATTGATTATATAAATCTTTTAGTACTTCATATTTTTCAATCATTTCTGCCTTTGGTTCAAGTATACACAATCTTTTTTCTATGGAATCTAGTCGCCTCTCAGTTCGGTCTTCATGTGTTTCCATATTGTCATGGAAACTAAACAAGTCTAACCCAACATCAATCGTGCCGTTACTCTGTGTACCAGAAGTAAGAGTTGGTGTAGTATATGTAATACTATCAATATCAATATTAATATTATCTTCGGATTGAAGACTTAATACAAATTCATCAAAATCATCGATACCATTTTCATTTATTGTTTCTTCTGGAATATGTTTTTTAATTTCCGTATCCCAGTCTGTAATGACTGATGCTGGATATTTTTGAGGACCTGGCATTACATTATGTCTCCCAAGGGAATTGCACCCAACTCTCTTCATCATCTGCAAATTCTTGACTCCAATAATCAGTATCTACAATTGAATTAGGACTACTGAGTAATGCGCCAAACCTAACATTATTGTGCCACACATGCCCCCATCTTTCGTCTGATGGTAAACAACTTGCCTGCCAATCTTTCATAATCCACTCCATCGCATCGCCGCCACGATTTATGTCATCGATAATTAGGATATTTTTCTTATGATTATCATGTGTTAAACCGTCACCTTTATATCCAAATGCATCCTCTGCCATCCAACAATTACTTTCAGTATTCTCTTCTAATCCATTGGCTGCTAATTGTACACACAACGTATGCATTGGTATTTCAGTCATGTGAGAAAGCATTACTGCTGGAACAAGTCCTCCACGTGTTATACCCACAATGTAATCTGGGCGCCAGTTATCTTTATACATGTCCATTGCAATATCTTGCACTGCAGAATTAATTTTTTCCCAATCATATGTAATTAATTTCATGTATCTGTTTCCACTTCTGCTATTTTTCGTAAACTCCATCCACCGTTATTATCTTCATTCCATTCAAGTTCAGTATTCTCATCCCATCCAAGGTGAGATAATAAATCCTCCGGTAAGTATATAAATAATTCTCCTGTTTCGGGATCCTCATATACAGTTGATGTATTGCTTAGTAGTTTACTTGATGTTTTCATAGTACTCATAGTCCTGCCCTTTCTAATACTTCACTGACAAATTGCACATCATCTTTCCTTACTGTAAACTTTTTTGTCCAAAATGTAGGNTCTAAATATTCATTTATTAAATTTAATTCATGTTCATTAAGATTTGCCATTGCTTCGCTACAACTGTAGCAATTAAAAATAATCCAAGGACTAATGCGTCCGGACTTGATCCAATGTATAAGACGCGGCTTACTAATCTCCCTAAAAAATACATTAAATGGTCTATCATGTTCTCTCCCCCATTGCTGCATTAGTAATATACCACGTTCAACTGCACGTTCTGCGGTTTCTTTTTTGTTTAACTCACGAATATAAGTTTCATAAACTGCATCACTACACCACTTATCTAAGTGTACACTATTATTGATAACAAAGTCAATGAATTTCTCTGGATCAATTGCATTAATATCTAGNATATGTCTACCAAACTTTGTAAATGCAGTATAGTAATTAGATTTTGAAAATTCTTCATATGATTTTTCTTTAGTTTTTANNCCCTGTGTTAACTTATAAAATTGATTATATGCTATATATCCTAATCTAACATATTTAGCATCCTTGTTTAGCCATCTACGTTTAGGCTCACACAGATGAACTGAGAGAGTCTTTTCCTTTTTAAAGGACTTTTTACAATATTGACATTCAAAACTCATAAGGACATTCAGTCTCTTCTACAGTAAAGCCACCTTCAAGCCAAAACTCAGGGTCATCACCATCATCGAATCCATTTTCATATATATAGTTGATGCCTTCATCATAATAATTATTTATAAACTCTTGATAGTCTCTTGCATCATACTCTTCGCCAGTTTTTAAATTATAAAAACTAAGTTCATCTGTGCCACTATTCAACGCATTAACCATTGGTTCATCAAACTCCACGTATAAATTTGTAGTTTCATTTGTTTCTTCAATATGAGTATGGTGACCAATATCAAATGAACCCCATTTCCAATTAGTATCAATTTTTAATCCAGTATTAGTTTCTTTATTAATAAAATACTGTATTTCACTAATTCCCCATTTTTGTTTGTTTTCAATATGAAACCACTTCATTTCTTTTTCCTTTTCTTCTTACCGAAAATTTCATCTATGGATTTATCATCTATTCCCATATCAACTGCTACACGTTTTATATCTGAATCTGAGTTTATAGCACGACATAATTCAATTTCATCTGCTTTCATATGTGGATATGTTTCACTAAGAAACTCAGATATCTTATCCTTCTTTTTGGTAGAATTTGGAGGTTTAATCCATTCATGGTATTGCTTCTTACCAGTGCCAGTCAGACACATTAACTTCCATATTAGTTCATCATGTTTATATAAATCTACATAATGTTTATTTACAAAATCATTAGTTGCAAGTATTGCTTCCTCAGCACCAGAACCTTTAACGCTACTAGCATAACGCAAAAATAGCCAACTACTCCATTGCTTCTTATCATCACTTGATAATCGTGAATACCAATCATAATCACGGCGATCTATAGCATTAAGAACATCATTTAGTGGAAGTTTATCAGCCATTATCTGCTCCTCTTGGCGGTGCAATGTATTTGCCACCGTTTACAAATATAAACATACTACAAATCCTTTTGGATGTAAAGTAAAAACAGTCATTATTATCAAAATATTCTACGCTCCACTCTGTTGATTTCAATGATTGTTCGCACCATTTGACTGCATTTTTCGTGTGGCTATAATTAACTATTAATACACGATGTAATGTATTAAAAGAAATCATAACTACTTAATACATCCGGAATGCGATTGAGGTCTTTTACAAAATAAGCACACTTGGGTTTATCACCGTATTCTAATGGGATAGCAAGAATATGTCCATATTTTAGTTTAGGAAAGAACCATTTTACATCTGCAAATACGTTGTTAATTTTTATTGGTTGCCAATCCATTGTAAATCCAGCTAATGGATTAGTTAAAATTGTATCAAAACTACGTTCATTAATACTTGTTAATGGGACAAATTCTAAATCTCCTATATCTCTATGTCCAATTAGAATATTCCAATCAATTGGCATTTCAATTTTATAATCACCGATTGTCATTGATATACTAGGTGCTTCAAACGTTTCAATAAAAACTAAAGGAATAAAATAAAAATCCGGATCTGCTTTATCTGTTACATCCATTACACAATATCGAATATCTTCTATTTCCTCGGGCAGGCTGTTCATTTCAAAACAGCGATTTTCTGGTGTTAGTATTTTCATTAATATTTTACCTTTTCTATGCTAAATGGATATTCAGCATCTTTATAGAATTTCTTCCTTTCGGTTAGATGTCGTTTTGAGAATTTACATCTACTTGTGATGTCCCAGATTTGAACAAAGTCTTTATCTTTTGCCACACGGACACCACGACCGATAGACTGAATAACCCGCACAAAAGACTTGCCAGGCTCCAAAAGAACCAAGTTGAATATGCGAGGGATGTTAATACCAACGGCGGCAACACCATAAGTAGCAATAGTGATTGAATTGGTAGCTTCATTTATTTCCTTATATGCTGTTTTCCTATCATCAGATTTCATAGAACCTTGTACAAAATCTGCATCTGGAATTAGCTCTTGTAACGCTTGTCCTGAATTAATACGCCCAGTTAAAACTAGTGTATTTCCTGTTTGTGATATTTCTTTAATTAAGTTGGCTAAGTATTCTTGTCGTTTTTTATCCTCTAATAAAAATTTAAGTTCACTTTGATAATCAGTATATGACTGTGTTTCTTGAGTTTGAACAACATTCACATGACAATTAGATAATACTCCAATATCTTGTAACTCTTTTGCTGCTAGTCTATTGACAATATCTCCCAAACTGGCACGTATGGTAGCAAACTCATGATCCGACTTGGGAATAGTCCCTGTTAATCCCCAACGTAACGGAACACTTGCAAATACACTTGTTAACAAATCTTTTAGTACATCAGCCTTTGCTTGATGCACCTCGTCTACTATTACACAACACACATCTTCGATAAAGTCCATGATGTTGTCTTCGCCCTTTTTGGTTTTCTTTAGCAAGGAATTGAGGGATTGCCATGTACAGATGGTGTGGGTTTTTCCAATATCTTTCCTATCACCGAAGTAAACACCAGCATCTAACCCACAATTTAGATAGTCTTCTTCGGTCTGCCGTACCAAGTCCTTATTTGGTACAATAACAATTGAACGCCCATACTTTTCTACTAATTTAGACATAGTGGCAGTCATAATAGTTTTCCCAGCACCTGTAGCAATCTCCTGTAGAGCCTGTGGTGCTTCTAAAAACTTATTAACAACGTCAACCTGATAATCACGAAGGCGAATATGTTCACCTTCTGCTGGATGTCCTTCGGGCCAACATGTATCGCCCCAAAATTTATCATCAATTGTATCAAATTCTAGCGTAGTATGTTCACGCCTATCATCAATGTCAATCTCATATCCAGAACTCATAATTATAGGCAAAAGATCATCTAATAAATTTAGATAAGTTCTTCCACCTACATCACAAAATCTAACCGTTCCGTCCCATCGTCCCAATTTATAAGCAGGCATATGGTATGCATGTGGCAAGAAAAACTTTAACGCATCACTGCACTTACGGCGTGTTGCAGGATCAAGTCCTTCTAACTTTACATTCACTTCGTCTTTGATTAAGATTGTACATTTTTTCATAATAATATAATAACACTTTTATCGATTCAAGTCAAGAAAAAACAGACACCCTGGGATGCCTGTTTATAAAAATATATAGTAGATTACACACGCTTCATACAAGTTGTTTCTGCTAAACGCTTCCAACGTGCAGGACTTAACTTACACAAGTCAGCCAACTTCTGCGCCATGCGAAGTGAGATTTCACGCATTTTTGCTTGATTGTCTTCTAGGAATGTTACAATATCAACCTCTTGTTCTTTAGTTAAACCTTTCTGATCGAACAGCCCACCATCACGTGCAATCTGTTTGATACGCAAGATTTTCTCACGTGTTGTATCCATAGTCAAATCAAGATAGTGACAACGTGACATGATAGCCTCGAGGTGATCTTTGATTTTTGTTGAACGTACATTATCGAATTTCAAGTTCGTAATAAAGATTACAGAACCTTTGAACTCAAAACGATCAGGAACACCTTCACGGCGTAAGAAATGTGAGTCTGAATTCCAAGAAATATAACGCTTCTTACCACTATCAAGTGCTGCTTTAAGAATGTTTAGAGCATTTTCATCAAACAATATACTATCACAGTCATCCAGAACAACAATGTTCTT